AGTCCCGGCAGGCTCGCCAAGCGACACAGCCAAGTCGTCGTCATCATCGACCGCCACGATGTCCACGGCGTCAATGGCGACCTCAATGTCCTCGGTTGCGTCTCCGAAGATGTCGGGCAGGTCCCAACGCACCTCTCCGAACTGCGAGCAGGACGAGGCGAAGATTTTGTCCGTCTGGATCGGCTGCACGATTTCCTTCATGTCAGCCTGAACCGGCGACTGAATCGGCGTGGCCGCGCCGCCCAGCGCGCACTGGTAGAACTGCAACTCACTCGTCAGCCAATAGGCGACCTGAGACAGCACAACCGCCGCATTAGGCCCGATCAGGCCACAGTGGTCGCCCACGCGATCAAACCGCCACGTCTGGTCCGGATTACCGAGGAACTGGCCCCGGAACAGGCTGGAGTCCGTCCACACATAGACCAGATCACCGATAAGCCGCGCGCCAACGATGCGCCCGCCGCCTTCAAGGATCACTTCGCCCGCGTTGTTATCAGGGCTGGTCGTCCAGTCGGTGATGTCCTCAATGTCGCTGAACCGAATCGCCAGCGGGTTGAAGTCGCCCGACACCTCTTCATTGCAGCCAAGGGCCATGACCTGGCGCTGAGGAACAACGAGCGTGTAAGTCACCTGCTCAGGCGCATTGGTCAGGGCCGTCGCAGGCGTCAGGAACGGCAGGTCTGTGATAAAGATGGTCTGACCGCGCGGGTTCGCGACAAGCGTCTGACCATAGTTGGACAGGCTCCACGTCATCGCGAATGCATCGCCAGGGCTGGGCTCGCCGTACTCCCCTGAGCCATAAGTGCCGGTGCCGTAGCCCTTGCCGCCCGTGCCGTTCACATTGCCTGGAACGAAGGTCAGGGGCGTGATGTCGTAAAGCTCGCCGCCATAAGACACCTCCAGGCTGTCGGGGGTGCCGAAACAGCCGATCAGGTTAGCGTCCAGGTCCGTATAGGCGTGAATGCCCCGGCAAGCGCCCTTAAGCGTGTCCTGGGTGAACTTCTCCCACCCGCCAATGACCTGAGGCTGTCCGCGCCAGAACCGCACACGGTCGGCATCAGCCCATGCACCAGAGCCGACGCTGAACAGCGTGTCATCGCGGTTGATGCCGCCCTTGATGGTCAGGGGGACTCTCATGTCGCGGTCAGGCTCACGACACAGTTGTTCGTCACCGCCGTCTTGCCCGTCACGGTGTCCGTCACGGTGCAGATGTACGTCCCAACCAGTGAAACGGGCGTCGTGCCATTAGCGCGGAATGCAGTACTAGAGGCTGTGGGGGCAAGGATCGTGAAGCTGTCACCCGAAACGTATGACCACAGATAGGTGTATGTTCCAGAGCCGCCCGTAACGGTTACGTTAGCCGTCGTGGACGTGATCTGGACGCCAGGACCCGCTACCGTGGTTCCCGAGCGCGTGGCGTTGGTCGAGGCCGCCAGGGCGACGTAAAAGTCCTTGTTGCCCCCCGAGGTCCCCACCGTTCCGACAAGCACGTCTTTGTTCCCGCCCGCCGTTCCCACGGTCATGGCGGCTACAAGCTTGTTGCCTCCCGATGTGCCGACGCTAAGGGGCATGCTGAAGCCAAATCTCCCCGATAGCCAAGGCCCCCGCCGCACCCGTGCCGAATCCGACGCGGCCTGTGTTATCCGCCGTGCCAGTCGAAATCATCATGGCCCGCCCCAAGCCCTTGACCGTAACCACATCCGTCGCCGCATCGCCTAGCGTGACGTTGCCGTTGAGCGTAGCGGCCCCCGAAGTAGTGACAGTGGTGAAGGTAGCCGCAGCGGGTGTCACCGTACCGATAGAGCCATTCAGAGCGCCGTTGAGGGCCGTGAACGTGGCCGATGGGCCGGAGATGGCCCCGATGAAGACCGCGCCCGACTTCTGCGCAGCCCCGACGATGCGCGAGTCATCACCAGCGGCCACGGTGGAAGCTACGGCCCCGACGTTGAGGAGAGCAGCACCGCCTAGGCCTAGCTTCGTGCGCATATTGGCCGGGCTCGTCCACGCCGCCGCAGAGCCCGTCGAGGTAAGGGTGTAGTCGGTCGTGCCGGTGAACGACGGGAAGACAATCTGCCAGCTAGGCGTAGCTCCGTCCGTCTGGAGGAACTTGCCCGCGTTGCCCGCCTGACCAGGCAGGGATGCCGCTTGGAACGCCGTCGCATCTGTATAGGCCTGAGCCGCAGCCAGGAAGGCGTCAAGCTGCTGCTTGTTCACCGCGTCCAGGGCATTAGAGCCGTTGGATACGTTCTTTAAAACGCTGTTCTGGAAATCGGTGCGGCTCGCCTTGAAGCAATCCGTTCCGTCGCACATCACAGGAACAAGGTCGCCCGACGCCACCACGGCCGACACACCGCCCGCCGTGATCGTCACATTTCCCGACGAGGCATTGCGGACCAGGTACATTTTCGACTGAGCCGGGATCGTGACCGTGCCGCCAACTCCCGTACACCACAGGATCATGTTACGCGCCTGGTTGGCGACGTAGTTGGTCGAGGTGAGCGTAATCGGATAGGCGTTGATCTGCGTCACGCCCGCGATGTATTCGGTCAGGCGCGTCAGGGCCGTGTCGTTAAGCTTCTGGCCCCAGGTGTTGAGGTTCTCACCCGTTCCCTGAAGCTCAATGCCGCCTAGCGGAGTGGGATTAGAGGGCATTCCACGTCACTCCGTCAGAGCCGACGAACTGGTCAGCCGTAAGGTCATAAGCGATGCATCCGCGCCATTTGGAAGGGTCCGGCAGGTCAACCGTCGCATAGCCCTGCATCTGGGCAGGACGACCCGCCTGAATGAAGCTGTTGGCGATGGACAGCACAGCGCGCTTCCACCATTGCGGGGTGTCCGGCTCGATGATGATGGGGTTGATTACCATGACCCGCGCATCCTTCCTGTGCCAAGCAGAAGCGAGGCGGACTTACGCAAGTCATTCTCGGCCTCCATCTGAGCGCCAAGGGCAATCGACGCGCCCTGGTCGTCGCGGAAATAGTCGCGATACAGCAGATAACGGGTCCGGGCCGCGATCAGGTCATAGCCCTGCACAGTCCAGGCGTTTTCCGAAGTCGGAACGGTGTAGTCCAGCGCGGGTGACACCGTCTTGATGCCGAGGAAGACCAGCGGATAGGCCGTGTTCGGGATCGGATAGAGGCGGATTTGGTCTTGGCTGACCGCATAGTCGGTGGGCTGACCCGCAGTCGTTGCGTAGCCGTTCCATTCCTCAATGGTCTGATAGGCCTGGACACGCAGCGGGTAACGGTTGGAGCCCACCTGGACACTTAGCTGGTCAATGACCTGAAGCCCTGTCGGGAGCGCCACATACTCATCGCTGGCGACGGTGGTGGATACAGTGCGGCTCTCCGTGAAAGTGAACCGGCTCGTCTCGTAATATTTGATGGCCTGCTGAATGCAGAGGTCGAGAGACCCGCTGTTCGCGTCGGTCTCGGAAACTCCAGGCGCGTCTAGAAGCTCGTCGCGATTGGTCTCGCGGATCACCCTATCCCGAAGATCAGCAAGTGTCGCCAACGTGAGCCCTTGGACTGGAGAAAGCGGCGGGAGCCGTTAAGCCCCCGCCATACTCACTTAGATGTTCGGCGCGTATTCCACGATGATCGTGGCAGCACCAGCAGACGGAGTGCCGGTGAAGTTGTAGCGAACGAACAGTTCGGTATCGACGGTGGACGACAGGATGCCGCCCAGGGTCGCCGGGACCGCATTGGTGGACGCCACGGCCTGGATCGAGGAACCCGAAATCAAGGCCGCAGGAGCGCCAGCGGAGCCAACGTCAACAGTACCGGTCGCGCCGTTGAAGGCGGTCTGGGTGTTCACCGAGATGTTGGTCACGACGGCGTTTGCAGGAAGAGCCGAACCCATCGAAAGTTGGGTCGCGGTCACCGCAGCACTGTTAAACGCCAGATTGAAGCGAATGAAGTGCTTGTCCTGAAGGTGAGACTGACGAGCAGTAACGGTCATTGGTTCTCTCCTTAGGCCGTGTAGGTGTGAATGCCGATTTTCGAGAAATCAGCGCCATTGTAGCGAACCGCCTTCAGACCGAAGATCGAGCCCGCTTCGACGCCCAGTTGGTTGCCGTAGTCGAACAGTTCTTCGTTCCAGTCCCAGGCTCCGTAGGACTGTCCGCCGCCGAAGCCGAGGACAACCGCCTGAGCGCCCGCCAGAACAGCGCGGCGGGTGTTGGCGACCGACGCACCCGTGACCGAGTTGACCCCCGGAGTGATGCGGGTCGATTCGTGCAGGATCACGCCGTTGTACATGCCAAGAGCGCCCGTGAAGATCGGGTTGTTCTTGGAGCCGTCGCCGGTGGTGGCGGCCTTCTGGATGTCCAGCCATTGACCCGCAGCGGTGTTGGTCCGCAGTTGGGTGACCTGGTTGGTATGCAGGAACATGACGTAACGGTCTTCACCGTTCATCTTCAGCGGGCGCATGACCGGGGTCGCCAGCTTGGCTTGAGCAACCGCCTGGTCAATCAGACCAAGGGTGAACTCATCGCCAGCGATAAGCGACTGGTCGTTGGCGCGGGCGTTCGGACGAATGACCGTGGTCGGAGCCAGAACGGCGTTGTTGCCGGTGTAGCGCAGATCGGTCTGAACGGTGTAGCCGCACAGTTGGTTGAAGAAGGCGGTGTCCATACGACCGGCCCACCAGTCAACCAGGCCGTCCTTGGCTTCCTCGCGGATGCTCCAGGGGATGCGCTGCTCGGTCATCTTGCCAGCGGAACGGACCGCGTGACGAAGCTGATCAATCAGCAGGTTGTCGGTGTAGGTCGTCAGGCGCTCTTCGTTGCCCTCAAGCGTACCGTCGCCCAGAACACCGTCGCCGGTGAGCTGCATGCGAAGGGTGAGGGTCAGGCGGTCGCCTGCGGACTTCTTGAAGTCCTGCTTTTCCTGAATCAGGCTATCGGCGCTGTCGCCGATGAACTTGCCGATCCAGGTGGCCTTCAGAGCTTCGCGGCTAAGGACTTTCGACCAGAGCTTAACCGCTTCGGGTGCATTCACCCCATAGGAAGTAAGAGCCATCTAGGCATCTCCACGGTTGATATGAAAGAAGTTCTCGCG